TATTGTAAGAAGTGCGGTAAGAAAGCTTCAGAGAGCATATTTACTACAAATATGTATATGATGTCTGATATGGGTAAACGTACAGATGTAGAAATATCCGCACAAAGCATTGATCAAAATGCAAAAGAGATGAGAGAAAGACTTCATGGCAACATTTGAAGCACAAGTAGAAGGTTTAACTGGTCTATCTATTGATGGTAGTAGTGCACCTACACAAAATGAACTAACACAGTTTTTGACAGATGGTGCTAAAGAAATTTTAAATTCGCTACCTAAAACTAGACAAAGACTATTTACTACGTCTAATGCATTAAATGCTAGTAGCCCTACTTTAACTTTAGGTGGTTCTGAAGTATTTGGTGTCGTTAGAAATGATGATACTATTAATCAGCCTTGTAGAGAAATAGCACCTCAATTAGAGGGTAGAGTTAGAGATTCATCTGATATGTCATTTGCAACAGCAACAGATCCTGTATTTTTTGTAAGAGATAATGTATTAAATATTATTCCCACTCCTACAAATGCTCAAAGTGGAATTGTTCAAACATTGAATTATCCAGCAGTAGCTTATGGAGATTCTGCTATTGCAAAATTTCCAGATGATGGAGAATATTTAGTTCCATTATATGCATCTATAAAGTCATTACAAAATGCATTATCTGCTAAATCAGGAAACTCAGATATAACTACAGCATTAACTGCTATTAATACAGAATTAGATGAAACTCAATCTATTTGTGATGAATTAAATACTCAAGTAGATTCAGCTATAACTCAACTTGGAGAATCAGCAACTCAAATTGATGCTGATGTAGATACTGCTCTAGCGGCTATTAATACAGCGGCTGATAGAATTAATACAGCAGTTGCTTTAGCAAATACGCAATTTGATAGTGCAGTAACTTCTAATACGGCTGAAGATATTGAATTAGCATCTTCTCATGTAAATACTGGTAATGGTTTTTTATCAGAAGCTTCTTCTTCTGCTAGTGAAGCATCGGCTTATGCAAGCGAAGTCAATGCTAGAATATCTCAAGTAGGTGGATATAATCAAGTTGTTAGTGGGTATTTAAATGCGGCTCAAGGATTCGCTAATGAAATCCAAACTAAAATACAAATAGCTCAGGGCTATGGTAATGAAGTTACTTTAAGATTAAATGTAATTAACACTGAGTATTCTCAGATGGAAAAACAACAAGCTAAATTACAAGCTGATTATGATAAAGGTTTAGCACAGTTAGTGAGGTAATATGTCACATTCAATACATACATTAACGGTAAAACAAATTATAAGTAGGGTTAGGCAAGTATTTCCAGATGCACCTGAAGCATACATTATGTCTCTTATTAATGATGCTATTAATGAGCTTGGTCAATACTCTCAAAAGTCTATATCGGCTAAAATAGATTTAGAATCAGGTAAAATGTTTTATGGTATTGGCGATAGTGATTCTGATTCCTCTAGTGAAAAACTAGGAGTTAATAAAGTTTATAGAGTAGATATTCTTGATGATGCTGGTGACTATATAAGAATACCTAGGGTATTAGATGGTGAACCTTTACAATTTGACATTGCATCTGAAAGTGCAATAAACGTACCAGAATAATGGCATTAGCACAAGAAATAACACTAATAGCAACAGTTGCTGATAGCTCTAGTAGTTTGCAAAGTAAATATTTTTTTATTAATGCTATTGAAGCGGATTCTACTACAGATGTAGGTTTTAAAACTGTAGAATATTATGTTTGGCTTGATGTTTCTAGTGGTGGATCAGACCCATCTATATCTGGTAAAACAGGTGTAGAAGTAAATATAAGTACAAATGATACTGCGGCTACAGTCGCAACAGCAGTAAAAAATGCATTAGATGGTTTATCTAATTTTTCAGCATCAGTTGGTGTTGGTGCTGGAAACGATAATAAAGTTACGGTTACAAATACAAATAGGGGTAGTGTTACAGATGCATCTGATAATAATACAGGTTTTACAATATCTACAACTACGCAAGGCACTGGTCAATTAGTTGGTAATATAAAGTATCCTGAAGCTAGTGTTAATTATTTTATTCGTGGTGATCACATGGGTATCATTACAAACTATGATTCAGAAAGTGAAACAAGAACAGCTAGAAAATCTTACACTGCAATAGATCATAATATAGTTAATGGTCTTTTGATACATTACTATGGAAATCCTAAAAGAGTAACTGCAATAACAGATACTCCAGATGTAGATAATTTATTTCATTCTGCTATTGTAGATTATGTAAAAAAATGCTTATATATGGATAGGGCTGGAACAGCAACTGACGGCAATATAGCACAGGTTGCTATGGGTTTAATGGCACAACATGAAAGAAGTTTTAATAATGCCGTAAAGAAATATGGTACAAGAAAAAGAAGTAAGACTGGTGGAACTAGAGCAGTAGTCCCAGCAGATTTTAAATAATAGTTAATTTGCCCTAGTGGCGGTGGTGGAGGAAGTCAAGGAGTAATCAATGGCTGATATTAACAAGTTTACAACAAAAGAAGTATTAAATAAGGTACTTTTAGATTCATCTGGCAATTCAGTTGCCGCATTTTCACACACATCTCAAGAAGCGTTTAACGCTGTATTAGATTCTACAAACAGTAGATTAAATGTATCATTATCAGGTGGTACAATATCTGGTGATGTTACTATAAGTGGTGATTTAACTGTAAATTCTGGAACTAGTACTTTAGTTTTTGACGAATCAGTTGTTGGAGATATGTCTATTAAAGGTGCAGATGGTGGTACATTATTTTTACAAACTTCTGATACTAATGTTGCAGATAATGATGTATTAGGAAGAATACATTTTCAAGCTCCTGATGAAGCTAATGGTTCAGATGCTATTTTAGTTGGAGCATCAATTCACGCAGAAGCTACAAGTTTTTTTCAAGCTGGAGATAATCCAACAGATTTAGTATTTAGCACAGGTTCAAGTGAGGCTGCTACTGAAAAAATGCGAATTACTTCATTAGGTCGGTTGGGACTAGGTACAGACTCGCCTACAAGTTTGCTTACTCTTGGAGCAAGTCCCGGAGATACTTCATCAGCTCCTACATTATCATTTGGAGATGGAGATACTGGATTTTTTGAATCAAGCGATGACCAAATTAGAATGTCTCACGCTGGTAGTGTTAAAACAATTTTTAGTACAAGTGCAGTAAGTTTTAATGGTCTTACTGGTGTTGCTCCATTAATTAGACATGTTTCTATGAGTGCCACTGAACCCGGATTTACTCAATCTACAAATCAACACGATGGTATGTCTGCTTTAGATGGAAGTGTAAATTTAATTACAAATCAAGCTACAAGGTTGAAAGTAGATGACCAGTCCTTTATTAGTTTATCTAATAATGATGCTGGTACTGCTAATACATTGTTTGGAAGATATGCTGGTTTATTAACGACTAGTGGGGCGCAACGAAATGTTTATGTAGGAGAATTAGTAGCATCGTCAAATGCTAAAAGCGGTGATTACAATGTTGGTGTTGGATATACTGCTCTTCAAACTATATCAACTGGTAGTAATAATACAGGAATAGGCTATGAAGCTGGGTATAAAATAACTACTTGTAGTGCGAATACTTTTATAGGAGCACAATCTGGACAGGGAGCAGTAGAAAATGGGGGTAATACAGCAGTTGGTTACAAATCATTTCATAATGTTGGTAATGTAAGTGGTACTAATAATGTAGCTATTGGTTATGAGGCATTGATGGGTGGAACTGGAACTGCTACAGATAATGATGCTAATAGTAGTGTTGCAATAGGTTATAGAGCCTTACAAGATGTAGTAGATGCAGATCACAATATAGCTATTGGATACTTAGCATCAACAAATATTGTAGGTGGAGAATCTAATATTGCTATAGGTTCAAGTGCATTAACTGCCGCAACAGATAACACAGCAAACATTGCTATTGGATTGTCTGCTTTATCATCTGCTGATTCAGGCGAAAATTCAAATGTAGCTATTGGCTTTCAAGCTGGTAGTGATATAAACGATTCATCATCAGACCAAAATGTAATTATAGGAACAAACGCTGGTACTGGTGGAGCAAATCAATTCGACTCAAATATAGCAATAGGTTCAAATGCTTTAAACAGCACTGGTAGTAATGTTATGAGTGGAGCGGTTGCTGTAGGATATAATGCTCTTACTACTTTGACAAATGGTCAAAAAAATGTAGCTGTTGGTTACGAAGCATTAAAAGTTTTAACAAATGGGACTGGGAATACAGCGTTGGGGTATCAAGCTGGTGTAGCAGTAACAGGAGCCGCAAATACATTTATAGGTTCAGAAGCTGGTTCATCAGCGGTAGCGGCTGAGGGTAATGTAGTTATAGGAACTAATGCTGGTGCTTCAATGGGAGATATTGATGCAAATGTTCTTATAGGAAGAGAAGCAGGTCAATATTTAAAGCATACCGATACTACTCAAAATGTAGCTGTTGGTAAACAAGCATTAAGAGGTGCAAATGCAGATAGCACTGCTCCAACAAATTCAGTAGCAATTGGTTATTTATCATTAGCAAATGTTACAAATGGTGCTAACAATACTGCTGTTGGGGTTGATTCGGGAAATGATATTACATCTGGAGGACATAATGTACTCTTGGGTTATTTAGCTGGAGATAAATTAAGTTCAACTAGCGAAAATGTTGTTATTGGTTCATCAGCAGGAAGAGGAAATGGATATTCTAATAATACTTATATTGGATATGCGGTAGCAAATAGTCAATCTTCAAACGGTAGTAGTAATACATTTGTTGGTAGTGGTGTTGCAAGTAGTGGTGCTTTAACTGGTAGTTTTAATGTTGCTATGGGTAGAAATGCTTTATTAGCAGGAACTTCAGCCAATAATAATTCTGTAATAGGTTATCAATCTGGTGATTCAATTACTACAGGAGCACATAATACTGCATTAGGTGCTGATTCTCTTAAAGCAGTTCAAACAAATAGTTATAATACAGCAATAGGTTCTAATAGTTTACCTGCTTGTACTGGTGAAATGAATACTGCGGTTGGGCAAAAGTCTGGCGAAAACCTTACAACTGGTTCTCATAATATATTAATTGGATTTCACGCAGAAGCATCAACAGCTGATGTAGATAATGAAATAGTTATAGGAACTAGCGATGCGTTTGCAGATGCGTTTACTGGTGGTGGAAGTGGTACAATAAGAGTTGGTACTGAT